TGCGGGTACTGCATAAGTTGTACGGCTAGCCAAGAAAGATACAGCACTAGAACCTGTAGCGTATACCTTTGGGTATACAGAATTAATTGTGTCGTTAATTGCACGCTTAACAGCCTGACGTGGATATGTAGGTGCAATTGTAATCTTAGAGTTAACATCATGAGCAGCAGCAGTTGTACCGTTGTAGCCACGACCATAAGGAGCAATGCTTACTGAGTTTGATTGACGGTCATATGAATCTACCCACATCATTTCATCGTCAATTTCAATAATGCCTTTACCAATGTTATCGGTAGACGCAACCTTAATGGTTAAGTCTCCGCTAGTTACAGCAGTAGTAAGATAAGTTGCACGGTCTTGACGGTAAGTAAAACCTGCAAGGTTTAGTTGTGTGTCGTCAATAAGGTTAGTTAATGTAGTTGCCATTAGGAAGCAATAGTCCTTAATGCGGTAACGATTTCAACGTACTGGTTACCAGGAACAGTCATTCCTGCCAGTTCATTAGCAACTGCGTTATTCGCCTTGTAATCTACGGGTGGGCGTGTTGGGTCTGCTTTAAAATTAAGAGCAGCAGTCATACCTAGTCCTGGCTCTGTGTTACACCAGTCATTTGCTGCGCCAGTTTCATCTTTGTAAACAAGACGGTCTGGGTATTCACCACCATTGGCAAGGCGGTTTAGTTCATCACGAAGCGTTGAACCTGGAAACCCATAAAGGGTATATGAAGTCCCATTGTATATAGCCGTACCATATGTAGTCATTTTTACCCTATCTGTACTTTGCGGTTTTCTTTGCTATAGGTTTAGGTTGTTTTACAAACTGTTTGCCTTTTGCATTGCCTGAAGCCTTAGCCTTATTAGTTGCTGCTTTTTCTGCTGGACTTAAAGCACTCCATGCTTTTTCAGGTAAGTATCTTTTTTTACCTTTAGATGGTGTACCGTCAGATGTCTTCCATTTTTGTGCAGACCAGTTTTTAAGAGACTGTTGAGATTTGGCTAATGCCATTACTTGTAACCTCCGCCTGCTTTTTTATATTGCGTAGCAAGCAACTGTGCTTTACGAGCAGACCATTCTCCAGGGTCTCCACCTTTAGAGCCAGCCTTAATTTTTTTAAACAAAGAAGCACGCATACCAGGTTTTGTATAATTACCTGCTGCATTAACTGTTGATTTTTTCTTAGCAGCAGCCATTACTTTTTGCCTTTATTACGTGCACTAATAGCAGCCGCTTTCTTTTTAGCATCTGCTTTTGATGATGCCCCCCACGCTTGAAGTGACAACAACAAGCGGGTAGGCTCACCATTAGGCTTACGTTCTGGTCCAGGCGCACCACCCATACGAGCAAGGAAACTTGCTCTACGTGGATTATCACCAGACTTAACAGGTGGTTTTAGATTAGAGCCTTGAGCCTTAGCAGATGCACGTCCCTTTGCATTAAGTCCGCCTGCTGGATTCTTACCTTCTTTACGCTGCCATGCTGGTGATTTAGCCATTACTTTCCCTTAACCTTTTTTAAATTAGGATTTGCTTTCTTTGCTGCTGGGCTTGCCTTGCGTGTAGAGGATGCGAGGATTGCACCAGCAGACTTCATTGATACACCGCTCTTCTTTGCGATGCTCTTCTGTGCGGCTTTGAAGCCCATTCCCTTTGGCATTACTTACGCTTGCCTTTTTCATCATAACGTGCACCCTTGATGATTGCACCAATAAGTTGTCCACGTTCTGCTGTAACCTTTTTGTCATTAGCAGTAGCCGCTGCCTTAAGCGCTGGGCGCTTTGTTGGCGGGTAGTTACGAATCTTATCTTGCAAATCAATTGCTCTTGAAAATACCTTAGCGTTGTCCTTTACTTCTTTAACAACGTTACCAACATAACCTGCAATTGGTCGGTAAATCTTGTTCATGTTTGAGCGGTCATCTGCCGCTCTACGCATGCCCGCCATTAGAACTTACCGCCACCTACTGTAGGCTGTGTGTAAACACCTTGTACTACAGTTGCTGGACCGCTAGCGGTTCCTGCTCCTGAGCGTGGTGCTGACATAGGTGCTTGTCCTGGTCCTACTCCGCCACCAAAGTCCTTGTTTACTGAAGACTTATCTGTAGCAGCCTTACGCATCTTTACTGGAATTTGTAGTCCAGCACCAAATACGTTTGAGTTCATATATTCGTTAGCCATGTTTAGTTTCCTTTTCCGTATGGTGCTGGAACATTCCAGCCGTTGATTACACTTCCGTCAGAGTTGTGTAGTTCTTGTCCACCAACAAGTGAACCACCAACATAAGATGGAGTTCCTGCACTCTTGGTGTTTGTACGCACTGGTGCGTCAATAGTTACTGCGCGGTCTGCACATCCACATGCTGTACACATGATTACTTGCCCTTCTTCATTACGCGCTTACGAAGAGCCATGTCCATACGCATGTCTGCCTTAGCCGTTGGCTTCTTTGCATCCATCTTCTTGTCAGCCTTTTTGAAGGCTGCCTTTTGCTTAGGCTTCATGCCCATCATCATTTTTGCATCCTGCTTCATGTCTTTTTTCATTGACATAGCGGCTGCCTTCTTCATTGCTGCCATTAGATTTGTCCTATCTCTTTCATTACTGCTACGGTTTCTTTATTTATATCTTTAGCCTTTACCATAGTTTCACCACTGTAAGGTTTGTTTAAAACCTCTGATGCTTCTATGGCTTTTTCTACAGCCTTGCGATTTGTGCTTTCTGGTTGAATACCTTGAGAGCGTGCATCTCTGTAGAAATCTAGTTCTTTGTCCCACTTCTTTTGAGTTGTACCACTAGCAATAATGTGACCAGATGCATCACCAGTTGCTAGTTGTAAACCTTTAGCCTTGCAGCCAAAACAAGGATTGTTATCACAATCACTATGGTCAATTACTTTAGGCTTGTATTCACCAGCATCTTCCCATGCTGTTTGTGATGTAGCATCACAGCGTGTACAACCCCAAAGTTCAACCGTAAAATGCATCTGTCCGTTTTCTAGCCTGTAGCCATCTTTAACTACTTTGCCAGCATGTCCCTCTTCAATACACTTATTCATTATTGTTCCCTTACGTATGCTCCGTATCCCTGAGCAATTAGTTCTTGAGCCTGATATGCAGGTATAACGTATTCATGTCCACCTACATAAAATATGTCGGCTGCTGCAATTACATCTTCTGTAGGGAAAGTTGTTTCAGACCATACGCCGTTGTTACGTTGTAGACTCTTACCGCGTGTCAAGCGATAACGAATGAACAAACGTCCACCGCCTGCTGGACCGTACTCCTCCGTTGGAGGGGTTAAAATATAAGTAGTCATTAGTCTCCTATGGTTAACTTACTGATAGGCAGGAACATTGCTGCCCCTGCCCATCCGTCAATTAAACGTAGTTAATTGAAGAAGAAGTCTCTACACGGTAGAGTGCTTCTTGACGGTAGATAGCCTGACCAAGAACGCCGTACCATCCAAGTGGACGGTGACGCATTAACTTGTCAACGACTGGTCCGATAACTACATGTGGCTCTTCAGCAACGGCTTCAGCCAATGCTTGCTGTCCAGCAAAGTAGGTATTGAATACCTTTGTCTCAGGTGTAACAGTAATAACTGTTGTTGCTGTGACTGCGGCAGTGTTTGCAGTATCAACTGTGATTGTTGAAGTTGAACCTGATGTTACGATAGATACGATAAGCGCACCTGTTGCAATACCAGTTCCAGAAATCTTGTCACCAGGCTGTGCCTGAGTTGCAATAACAGAAGAAGAAGCAACACCAAGTGTTGTTCCGCCTGATGTTCCTGCGACAGTTACTGAAGTGGTTGCAAGCGCTGTGCGGTCTGAACCTGTCTTGTTAGAGAATAAACGTGGTGATTCTACATAGAATGCACCTTCGTATGTTCCTAGTTCGCCTGCCCAGATAGCATCATTTGACTGATACTCATGTGGCTGACGCCATGAACCAACGCCTGTTTCCGCACGTAGGTCAAGAGCAACTTCTGGGTGGATACCAGCCCAGTAGAGTGAACCCTTGCGTGGGATAGCCTTGTTAGCACGCAACTTAGCAGTTGTCTTACGAGCAAGAGCAGATGTGAAAACATCTGAAGAAGTAAGAGCGTTTGAAGTTGTTGCGCTTCCGCCGTAGAAGACGTTTGTTGTTCCTGTGTTTGCTGTTCCATTAATGATAGAACCTGATGCACGGTCAGCGAGAACATTCTGCGCTACTGTGTCAAGTGAGTCTGCCATGTTGAACGCAATGATGTTAGCGATTGCTGGGTCTACATCTGCAAGAGAGAAGAGTTCCAACGCACGTGTTACGAGTACTGCATTACCACGCTCAACTAGAGTGATTGTGGTGTATGTTGGTGTAGCCATTGCTACAGCATCTGGGTCAACTGTTTCTGTTAGTGAAGCAGTAGTCTGTGTCAAGTCAACATAACGCTGCAAGACAACTGATGAACCAGGGATGCTTTGACGGGCTGGAGTCTTATCTGCTACTGAGCGGATGAGTGGTTGCGCACGGAGTGCGAACTCAATCAGACGGTCGTAAGCCTTCTGGACGAGACCTGCTGCGCCTACTGTACCTCCAAGCGAGTTGGAAGCGGTAGATACATATGCATTAGCCATTTATTGCACCTCCTTCTGAGGGTATTAGTTCGGTTGAGTTTTACTGAAATTCGCCAGATTGAATCATTGCGATAATCTCATCAGCGCTTTGAGCGTTGTTAAGACGGAGCAATGCATCATCTGCACGGTCAGGCGTAAACGCCTGCTGAGTAACAATGTCCTGTTGGCGTAGTGCCGCACGGTCAATTGTTTTTTCAGGCGTCTGTTGCTGTTGAATCTGTAGTCCGAATACTTCAGCGTTATCATCAACCCAGTTAGAAACTGAGTCTTCTGTAATGTCGCCTTCTAGTTCACGGACAATCAGACGTGCAGCCTTTGGACTTACGCCTTTATCTTCTAGGACTTTCTTGATGACAGTCTCACGTTGAGCCTTATCAAAGGCTTCAAGTTTATCTGTGAGTTCCTTAATACGTTTTTCATCTGCACGCTTAGCCTTACGCAATTGTTTCATTGCATCGCCATCGTTCATTTGAGTTGTATCTACTTCATCTTCTTCTTCGTCCCAGTATTGGTTGGTCATAGCAACCGTTCTCCCATTCTTCATTAGTTGAATCGCAGACCACAACATAGTTCGGGGAAACTGTGTTGGCTTCTACTCCCAGTCTGTTACGCCGTACGGGGCTGGTCGGTCCGTTCGGGATGTTAGTTAGAATCTACCTTGAGTAGATTGTGCAAGACCAGCATTACCTGTCATGCCTGTACTGCCCATAAAACTTGCTCGTTCCATAGACTTTAAACGTTTACGTTTTTCTGCTGCATCTTGGTTCTGCTTAAGGAACTCAGCCTCACCAGTTGCTTGGGTATAATCAATACCTGCTTCACCATAAATGTCGCTAAGTTTTTCAGATGTAGGCAATACGCTCTTAATGTCTGCGTATCCTGCTAGTGCAGCAGCACGGTCAAGACCATAATCAGCAAGACCTAGTGCATCAGTAGCACCCTTAAAGCCTTGACCAATTGCAGCAGCACCAATTTCAGATGCAGTTACCTTGCGCTTTAATTCAGGCAAGTATTCTGTTGGGCTAAGGAAATATGAAACTAAATCTTTATCTGTAAGTGTTGGATAATAAGTTTTTAACTCACTCATAACTACAGGGTCTGCATTCCTAACACGGTCAACTGCAAGACCAATACGATTTTTAGCCTCAGTAGCAGAAATGTCGTTGCCAATAAGAGTACCCATGCGCTCGCGTGTAGCAAGGTCTTGGACACCATACTCTCTAAAGTATTGTCCATAATCTTTTTCTTGCTGAAGGTATTCACCTTCGGACAAAGCATTAAGTCCCTTTTTAACACGTTCTTCATTACCAGCAAAGCGTTGCTTATAAACCTTAAGATTACGCATACCAAGTATGGCTGCGTTTGGTCCTATATTAGGGTCAATAATTGATGATTCAATATAACCAGATAGTTCTGACAACTCAGCATCTGTAAAACCATATGAACGCATAGTGTCTTGCACTAATGCAAAAGCATCACGTTTTTCTGCACGTTCTGCTGCTGCTTTAGCAAGGGCTGCTTGCTCTGCATCATAACGTGCTTTATTAGCAGCGGCAGCAGCATCTGCGGCTTTAGTACCAGCCTGAAGAAGAGTGCGCTTACCACTTTTCCATACTTGATAGATGTCGCCAGTTTCAGGGTCAGTGTAAACACTTACTACTGAATCGCCTGAATCTGGTGTGTCTTCATTTGGTGTGCCAATTGTTTCAGATGTGCCATCATCATATGTAATAGTAATTGTGCCGTTAGGATTTGTTTTGCGGCTAACTTCTTTTTTAACTTTAGGAGTTGCATTAGGGTCAGGTTCAACAATTTTAGTTGTTGTTGGATTACTCATACCAAGCAAAGTTCTTTGCTCTGGTGTTAATGACTGACCAGAAGTTAAACGCTGTAATGCAATTGTTGCTGGGTCGTTATTAAATACAGGAGCAGCAGCCGCTTTTGCGGGTGCAGCAGCGGGTAAATTAATAACTTGATTAGGTTTAATAAGATTAGGATTTGTAATCTGTGGATTAGCAGCCTTTACAGCAGCAAGAGATACGCCAGCCTTAGCAGCAATACCACTAAGGGTATCACCAGATTTTACCTTTACTGTATCTGCCATTAGCCTACCTTGCCCCATGTCTTGAGTAGAGTATTAATGAAAGATGCTGCCATTTCATTAGCCTTTGGTGTTTTACGCCACTCTGGTTTAGAACGTACTCCAAGAATGAAGTCGTTATTTGAATAAATTTTGTCACCGCTAATTGCATTCTGTACATCAGGGTCATATACATTTACTGTATTAGCAACTAATCCGTATTCATTTTCTTTTATACGTTGGAAGTTAGATGCAATATCAGTAACCTTTAAACCCTGGTCAATGTATGGTGCAAGAGTCTTAAACTTAATCTTGGCTGCTTGCTTAATACTATTAGCCTCTTGCTCTAGTCCAGTTGCCATAGCATCAGGACTAATGCCAGTAGTTACACTGCCAGGCTTTACAGCATTGCGAGAACGATTAAGCAAGTCAGTATGTGTTAATTCAATACCATAGTCGGCTGCAACTGCACGCAGTTTTCCATATGACGCACCAATAAGTGCGCCTGCTTCTTCTAGGTCATCTGCTGCTGTCTGTGTAATACCAGTACTAATAACGGTTTTTAGTTTTGTCTTAGGGTCTGTAATAGCAGCACCATTAACAACCAAACCAAGACGCAAATCAAGACGGTCTTGTTCAGACATCTGTGTGTATGCAGTAGTTGTACTAGTACGGTTTCCAAAGATGTCAGTTACGCTAGTACCTGTGCTTTGACGTGCTAGTTCAGCCTTGTGTAGGCGTTGCCAGTATTCTTCGCGTAATGCTTTAACTTCATTAACAAGTGCAGGGTCTCCAACATACTGCTTAACAGTACGGTCAAACTCAGCATAGGCATCTTCCTTAACCGTAAGACCGCTAGTACGTGCGCTTTCACTAGTTGGAGTTGGAACTGGAGTACGTGTTTGTACAAACTGATTAAAATCATACATCTTAGCGGTCTTAGCACCGCCAGCAATCTGCTTACCAGTATTGTAATTGTCTACAGATATAGCCATCAAAGCCTTCTTGATAGCCATTTGGAATCCCAAGTCCTTATCGGTCATAGGTCCAGCAGCAATAGAAGTCTTAAATGCAGTTTGGTTCTGGTAGTAAGACTTTAACTGAGTCTTAAAGTATTCAATGTTTGCACGTGGAACTTCTGCAAGAATCTTATCAACCTGTGCATCAATGTCTGTAAGAGTAAAACCAGTCTGGTCTCCAGCAGCATTGAACTTTGGCAGTACTACAACAGCCTTTGGCTGTGTATTGGTAGCAGTAGGACGAGAAGATACATAAGGTTCTGTGGCTACAGCACCTGCACTACCAGCACTATTAAGTACAATAGAGCCATCTGTAAATGCAACGTAATCTGTTTGTACACCCTTAGGCAGTGGTTTAATAGGTTCAGTGTTACCTGTTCCTGGCGCAGATGGCTTAGGTGTAGGAGTACCGCTTTTAGTAGGCGTAGGTTTAGGTGTTGCAGTTGGCTTAATAGCGTTGTTTGCTGCGGTAGCAGGACCGTATGATGAAGCCGCTGAAGGCGTTGGTTTTGGTTTTGGGTCTGCCATCTTTATCCCTTGCTCATTGCTACGGTTGGAGTGGTATATACATCATCAATTAAAGGTTTGATAATGCTTTGGTATGCTTCGGTTAGTGGAGCGTTACCCGCTGCAAAGTTCTTGAGATACTCAAGCCCCTCATCACGTACCTTGTTAATAGTTTCTTCGCCATTAAACTGTGAACGTACATTGGTATCTTCTAATACCATTAACATACGGTTAGTTAATGCTGTCATCTGAGCCATCTGTAAACGCTGACCTTTAGGTAACTTATCAAAGTACTTAGGATTATTAACCATCTGGTCTAAATGATTAAAACGTTCAATTAGTTCTTTACGTGGAATAACTGGATTAGTACCCAGTTGAAGCGCTAACGCTGGATTAGCCTGCTTCATAGCAAACTTAATATCACGTGCTTGACGTAGGATTTCTGAACGATATGTTGCATAGTTACGGTCAGGATTATTAGGGTCATTAAACAATGCTTGAACCTGACGGTCTACGTTATAGTAATCATTACGTGCACGGACTGTGGCTACATCAAGAAGATAGCGCTTTAATACAGCACCATTATCATTAAATGGGTTAGTCTTGCCAGGGATTACATCCGCTGCTTCAAGATATTTAACCACAGATGGGTCGTACTTACCAATGTTAGGAGCAAATACCCAAGCAACATCATTATAATCACGAAGTAATTCTGTGTTCTTCATGGTCCATAACTTAGTTTCTTTGGTGTATGCAATGGCTGCTTTAGCAGCCTTATTGTTTGCACCTACAGTGTAAATCAACTTATCTGGATTAGATGCTGTAAACATTGATACGGCTGTACCAATAGGGTCATCCATGTAGTAACCATATTTAGAGTTGACATCAAGAACAGCACGAAGTATGTCGCTAAACTCTTGACGGAAACTAAGAATGCCTACCTTGCGTAGTTCATTTGGGAAATCAGGGTCATTTGTGCTAAGAGTTGTAGGCACAAGAGTATTAAATCCAAGTTTAACTGAAATAAGATTGTGCACACCAATGCCTAAACGGTCATAGTATTGTTGTACTTTTGCCGAATCCATCCAGTCTTCTGGCTTCATCTTTGTAGTGCCAGAAGCCTCTAGATTGGCGGCTGCTTGCATAAGCGTTGTAGCCTGAATACCAGTTTTATGTTCTGGGTCAAACTGACCCCATAAATTGTTTAGCATTACTGGAACTATTGCACGTACCCAGTTGGTATTATCAGAACCTGGACCAAGAACAACGTTGTCAATGTTATCGGCAACCTTAAGGATGCCTTCATTATTTAATTCGCGTCCAATTACGTTAAGCAAAGCCTGAACGGTAAGGGCTGGAATAGCCATAGTAGGACCAGTAAGTGATGGAACACCTGCTGCATCATTGTATGATGGGTTAAGTAAAGATAGTTTTGCGCTGTATTGATTCCACTGTGGCTGCTTAAAGAAGTCCCAGTTACCCTGTGCTAGGTTAACTACTGCCTTTACTGGGTCAGTTAGTGCAGTCAAAGCAGGGGCAACCATACCCCAAATAAGACCATCATTAGGAATCATTACATACTGATTGCCCTTATCATCTGTATAAACAACACCAGAACCTGATGTTGCTTGACTCAAATGACCCGTGCGATAAATAACTTTATCAGGATGTGCAACAAGATAACGTGTATAACGGCGAATATAATCTTCAGATGCACGATAGAAACGTCCAACACCACGTAGATTCCACGCCATTTGTGAGCGTACATCTGGGTTATCAGCATACTTCATTAGTTCATCAGCAGCATTATGTGTAGCACGGCTATCAAAGAATAGGTCAGCCTGTAATCTAGCGGCATCTTCATCTACACCGTTTTTAATAAGGTCTTTTACCATCTGCATTTCATCAGCCTGCATTTTGCTACGCTGTTGCATAACCTTAATACCAAATGCATCTGCACGGTATAAGTCGGTAAGTTGTCTGTCCATCATCTTCCACGGAATCTCGCCAAACTTCTTGAATGCGCTTTCAGCGCTATCAATTAGTCCAGGGAAATCGTACTGAGTTTTTAACATACCCTGAATTGGGTGGTCTTTAACTAGTACTTCAAAATCTGAGTAAGCCATCTGGCTAATATGGTACGAAGGAGACTTCATACGTGCTTCATAAGCACGGCGAGCCTTTTCTGTTGCTTCACTCTTAGGTAATTCTTTACCTGCGTACTGGCGTAGGTATTCATCTGACTTTTTAAAGTCGCCGCGCTTCTTAATTTTTGTAGCAGCCTCTTCTAGTCTGCCACGAACCGCATCTAATAATGGGCGGTTAAACGCATCAGATGCACCGTGGAATACCACGTATAATTCACCCATGCTTTTACGTACAATTGCATCTGTAATCTGTGAAGCAGACTTACCTGCTGCACGTAGCCCAAATGTTTGACCAAAACGTCCATTAAATCGTTTGATAGATGTAAGAAGTTGTTCTTGTGTAAGAACCTTTTCATAATCTGTACCAGGATTCATAACTTTATTTGTAACAACCCATGTAAATGGACGCTCTGGTACTTTATTAGCAGCATCTTCTGCACGCTTCAATGCTGCTTCATATTCTTTATTAGTCCATGTTCCCATAACTTTAAGTTCTGGAACAGGACCACCTACAGCATGTGCAAAAATATCACCTTCTGGTGTTCTGTATTCTGAATGCTTTAAAGCAGGGTTGGCTTTCTTTGCTTCTGCCCACAAAGCCTTAGCAATACCTTTTCTGCGAGATTCAGCAGCAACAAAGACACTTTCAACAACGTTTGTTTCTGGATTCCAAGAAAGCGTAGCAGCAACTTTGCCATCTTTCATAACATCAACGGCAGGTAACGAACCCTTGCCAGTATTAGGTGCTACTTTTACAAAAGAATAGCCTTCTGGAAGTTTAGGAATAGCAGGAATTATTTCTTTCTTAGTCCAACCAAGAAGTTCCATAATTTCATCTACATAAGCAGCACCGTCAGCAGCAGTTTCAAGACCGTTGTACTTGATAAACAAAGCACCAAAGTCAATAACAGAACCATGTGATGTCTTATATGTGTTCTTACCAAAGTAACGGTAAAAAGCGTCATAGTGAACAGCAGTACGCTCTGATGTTGTAAGCATCATCTTTTCATCTGTAAGGAATGTTCCCATATCCTTACGACCCCACTCTTCAACAGCCTCTGTGAGTGGTGACTTGCCGTACATTTCAGCCTGTACTGTGCCTTCAACCATAGTGTTACCAAATGAACGTGCTACTTGTGACTGTACCATGCCTTCAACAGCATGTGAGTTGTTCATAAGGTGGGTTGCTAGCCAGCGTTGTTCTTGTTCAGACAACTTTCCAGCATATTTAGCAATAACCATATTTGCTAAACGCTCTTCGTATGTACCACCAAAGTACTCATCAGCAGAAACTAACTCTTGACGCTGGATAACTTTGCCGTTAGGCAATGTGTAACTAGCATCAACCATTACTGGTTGTTGCATAGCACGGCGTTGAGCAGGAGATACGTACTCTGCTGGGTTTTTACCAGAAATAGAAAGCAACTTGCTCTTTACAAGACCATAAGTTTCAGTACTACCACGATATGCTGCAACTGTATTAGCAATTGCGCTACCCTTACCTGTAAAAAATGCAAGAATTGCTGCTGGTTCTTGAACCATTGCACCAATTGTGCCTTCATCAACGGCAGACTTAAGACCCAACTTAGGAAACAGGGTTAACTTAGTCCAACCATTCATAAGGAACTTAGCCCATGCAGCATTAGTTAGTTCGCTAATACCAAAATGACGGCGGAAACCAGCATTTAAAGTAACGTTGCTATGAATCCACTCTGAAATCTCATTAAAGTTAGGCATAGATATGCCTTCAGTGGTATGCAAAATCTGACTTGGACCAGTAGGTAGGTCAATCATATTTTCAACAAGTAGATGCTCTGGCATCTTGATGTCAGCAATTGGACCCATGCCCTTGATAGGAGCAAAGATAGACTCTAGCCATGCACGTTGTACGTCTAATCCCTTAACAGTTGAGGCTAGCCCTAACTTATCTGTATAAAGTTTAAACATTGAGAACAACATGTTAATGCGTTCTTCTGGTGTAACACGCAAGAAACGTTCGGTAAGCATATTTGCTTGGAACTTATCACCAACAATTACACGTGCAAAATCACGGAATGCTCCAGCAGACTTAACAACCATACCGTCTTCGGTGTACACCATTACATTTGGTGGATGTTTAGCCATTGCGTTGTTGTATGTACGCTGTAGTCTATTACCGCTAGTTGTAAGAGCCTGTACTACTTCATCTTGCTTAGGGTCTACAAGTTTAAACTCAGGACGGTTAGCAAAGTATCTATCAAATGCTGCTGCACTCTCTAGTACTTCTTCTGGGATAGGGTCTTTACCAGCAGCAACACGGCGTTCAACACCATTGAATACTTGGTCAAATGCTTCTTTAATACCAGTAGTAATCTTACGTGTAGAACGTTCAATTGCTACATGGTTTTCTGTGTAATAACGTGAGCCTTCTACGCGACCAGAAATAATATAGTTCATGTGCTCGCCTTGCTCAAAGAACTTAATCATTGTAGGCAAGTCAGTAATTGGAACTAAACGCTCTTGGTCGTCAAGAACCTTGGTTTTTTGTAAAAGATTTAATACGCCTTCATCATCATACTTAGGATAATCACGTGCAATACGCATGCGGACAAGAGCCGCTTCTGCGTCATTGCCAGCATCACGTGCAGTACGTAGCGCAACAACTTCTTTGGCTAGTCCTTCATGTAGCGCTGCTACCTTTGGGTCTGCAAACAAATCTAGTACGCGAGTAGCGCTGTTATTTTTTCCAGCATTAACAAATGTTTCTGCAAGTTTTTCTGACTTAAGTACAGCCTTGCTAGTACCACCAGTAAGCCATGTTAATGGGTCAACAGCAATTTGATACGCAAAGTTAATTGTGCCAGAAGGTGAAACATACTTGTCTTTGCCTTTAGCAAATGGATTAGGATTAGCAATAACCCATTTATCAATTTCTTTAGATTTTTCAAATGCACGGTATGCATCTGGGCTAGTAACACCAGTTAAAGAACTAAGAGTTAAAGGAATAAGAGACCATAGGCTACCCTCTGATGGTGGGTGCTCACGGTTCATCCAGTTTGTAAAGTCATTACCTGGGTTAACCTGACCAGCCTTATGTTCACCAAATGCAGTCTTCCAGTCGCTGCCGTTTTCAGACATCTTACGGACAGCAGCAATCATTTGGTTATCTAATTTGCCATACTCACGAAGAATGTCTCCTGGCTTTTTGCCATCAATAATTCCACGGATAAGAAAACTTTCTGCTTTACCGTACTTGTTTTCAAGTTGGTTAAGCATTTTAGTATCCCACTGGTTATGCCCGTCCCAAGCATCTGTCCAAGTTTTTCTTGCAAGAAGATTTTTAAAGTCACCAGATGTAGGCTTAGAATCATCAAGTACGTTTGATGCAATTTTATAAGGAAGGTTAATACCTTTGTAATAAAACTCAGCCACATCAAACACCATGCGAAATGGTTCAGTTACGGCTGTAAGAGCAGCCTTACCAATTTGTCCAATAATACTAGGAGGTGCTTTTTGATAAGCAGCACCTTCGTTAATAAACATAAGACCTTGTTTAATCTGTGGGTCTAGTTTGTTGTATTCTTTCCATGCTTTACCAGCATCAGTAATGCGTGTAAGTTCACGGTCTTTGTTTAGAAGACGTTGAATGTTTTCTTGAATAGCACGTTCTTCTTGTGTTGGCTGTCCCGCAAGGGATGCCGCATACAGCGTTGGGTTTGCTGTTGCAAGAGCGTTATTAACAGGCTGAGGAAATGGCTGATTAGGATTTATCAGAGACATTACGCCAAATTAATTCTATTGTAGATAGCCTCTAATTGACCTGATGGGTCATTCTTCATCATGTTATAAATAACAGATGCAGGGTCTGGTGGTTGAATACCACGAATACCAGATAGGTCTAACCCTGGTCCAGGACCATAATCCGCTCCAGCAGAAATAGGTTCGTTTGGAAACATTGTAGGTGCATCTAAAGGAATAACATCAAATGCATCTGGCATTCCTGCCATTGGTGCACCAGCCTGTTGGTCGTTTAATGCTTTGTTTTCACCATACTCAAAACCTGTGTATTGCTGCATTGGTTGCTGCATTCCATCAACTGCTCCGCCATCTGTGCGCTGTGAAAGCGCACCTGGTCCTGATACGGGTGCTGGATTATTAGGTTGACGATAACCACCATGTTGTGCCATTAGTCTTCGTCCTCCTCATCAATATGATTAAGTATGTCATTTACGTTTGGGTTTCGTACCCAATCTGGATATGATTCTTTTGTTGTCATAATCCATAGCGCATTATCATTACTGAAACCAGCACGGCGTAATGCTTTGTGATATTCATGTAGCCAAATGCAGTATTCATCTAATTTTGTATATTCGTTTTCTTTAACTGTACGTCTACGAGTAACTGGCTTCTTCTTAGGGGCTGCCATTGTTTACTCCTTATCGTGGACGTTTGTTACTAATCTGTGCACTAGAGCGAGCAGCACCGCTGCCTGTCATTGTGCTTAATAGTGTTTGTAATTCTGGTTTTGCTGGAGGCATAGGCATTCCGCCTGAAGGAGCGCCTCCTACTGGTGGTTCACCAGGAGCAGAGGGGACAGGTTGCTCAACTGACTCAGCAGCACCAGCAGGAGGATTCTCTGGTGCAAACACATCTTCAATAGCCTCTTCAATAGAAACACCCTTCTTACGTGCTTTGATTACATCTGCAATCTGTCGCACTAAAGTAGATGGGTCTCCACCTGTTGCTGCCATTTGAGGAATTGCTTGCGTCATTTGCTGGAGTGAACCAACAAGAGCCTCGCGCATTTTTTCAATCTCTATCTTCTCTTGCTCTAGTGTTACGTTAACTCCGAATGGAAGTTCACGCATAGCCATATCTTTAGAGATAAGACCGCCACCTAAAGCCTGAAGCATAAAAATCAAACCTTGTGCTGGGTTAAGACCAGCGAGCATTCCGTAACGTACATCTGCGGAATAGTCTTTCTTAATGTCTTTGCTTGGTAGGTATGTAAGTACATACGGTGAACCAGCATCTACACCACGAATTGTTTTTTCAATATTAAAGAGTGACTCATCAACTTTAAAACAAAGTGTAATTACATCACGAAGCGCAGCGGCTAAGATAGCCTGCGCAGATTTTACTTGCGTATCAAACGCACCAAGTAGTGCTTGTACACCCTGTCCAGTGACAATGCTTGCATTGACGTTACCAGTACGAGATTCTGGATAACGAGCGCCAACACGTAGTTCTTGGTTAAGAATGTTTTGCTCAGTAAATGCGCCTTGTGGAAGTGTGAGTTCAACGCGGCGAACGCCTGCTGGGTTTGCTGTACGAATAACAGCGTCTCCACCAAGTTGTAGTTCTTGTACATCTTGTGGCAAAACAATTGGTGCTTGTACTGACTTCTCTGCTGCTTCCATTGCAAGTAATGCAAATCGGTTGCGAAGCAACTGAATACCAAGTACGTCATCAAACTGTCCGCGCAATTCACCATCTACAGATGGTCGCTTTGCGATAACAACATTCATAATACCAAGTGGATTTGCCGCTTGAGATAGAAGCATGTTGTTTCGAGATGGTAGGTATAGCACAGACTGGTCTTTGTCATAATAGCGAATCATCTCTATCATGCCATTAAGGTCTTGCTTCCAACCTAATTTGCCTAGAAGTTCATACTCATGTTCTGGGAACATAGCCACTAGTTCACCTAGTGTCATTGAGTATCGTTTTGCAAAGGCAACGCAACGTCCGTAGCGGTCAAACTCTGGGTAAGCACCTACTGGGTTTTCTAGTCGGATACGTGGCATCTGCGCTTCTTCATCCAGTTCAATAATGAACGGGAGGAAACCATATGTGATGTACATGTCTGCACCGTTGTACATCTGTACTTGCAAATCTGAATGCTCAAAGTAGTTTGATGCAATGCGAGTACGCTTGTCAGCAAAATTACGAGCACGGTCATTAGTCTGGTTAGCAGCAGAGCAGTTGACCGCTGGAAGCGGTGCAATAACTTCAGACAAATCACGTGCAACAATGTCAATAAAGTTTGCTACTACGTTCTGGTCAATACCATCTGGGAAGAAGTTAGGATAGACCTGACTGATTTTACCCTGACGTACCATCTGAACGTCACCGTTGCGCTGGTCACGCCCGTTGGCGCGATAGCGTAACGTTGAAACACGCGCACCAATCTGGTCAATGTTTAGCATCTAGTAGTCCTATCCATAAAGTTCTTGCCATTGTTCTGCAAAGGCATCATCTAAGTTAACCGCAACGCGGGTATTCATTTGTGCCTTAGTAGCCCAACGGTTGTTAAGATACTGAGACGTTCTACTTGCTTGCTGCATTAACTCACGTGCTCTGATTACAGCAAACCATAAAGCCATGACGGTATCCGTCTTGCCTCTAGTCTCTGGCTTCCATGTAAGTAACTGTTGAGTTAAAGCCTTTAGTCCTTCACTACCTTCTGATGAGGGTAGTTCAATAATGTTATTACGCTGATGTTTGCCATCGCGCTCTGTACCAAAGAGGTTTGACATTGAGGCAACGCCGAAAGATGTGTCCCACTTGTTCTTGCCTGTAAAGTGAGCATCCAGACGTACGCCGTATTGAGCGAGCCAGTTTCGTAGTTCTTCGTCAAGTGCGTACGCTTTCTGGTGCGCATTGATTTCCACACGGAACTCTTGTGGGTGGTACTTTTGAACCAACTCTTCAATTGTTGCTCTAATCTTCTGGGGTGTTGGGTCTTCCATGTTGATACAATCCAACACATAAATCTTTCCGTCAGCACGGTTATAGTTGGTAACTACAAATGCTGAGTTACCAGTCATAGCAGGGTCAAAGCCAATAATGGTGTAACCTTCTACTTGAGATGGATGTCCAGCAGCACCAGACTTTAGCGGTCCTCGCTTGCGCATCCCATTGGTCGCTCCTTGCACGAGTGCTGGCGGGAATATTGAGTCTTCCATGATGTCTTCTTGTTGGTAGACAAGTGCCCATGTTGACGGTGTAACTTCGCTTCTTCGTCTGTTAAGCGTCTTGCCGTCCCACTTGGGGTAGAAGCCATTCTCCTGAGGAGTATCATCATCCCCATCCCACGGGACGTCCGACTCTTTCCAAAGCGTAACCCAGTCTTCTGGCTTTTCTGAATACTCCAGTACAGCAGGCATCCCCATATAAGTAAACGGAGTTTTGCCCCCAGACCAGTGCTTGGGATTACGAAGTTCTTTATAAAGGTCATTGGCAGCAATTCGGGTCCCCACCACTAGTAACTTACCATTTTTACCCAGACGGGTAATAACTTCTTTTTGCAGCCAGTTAATCTGCTGCTCCCACTCATGGGCATTGGCTGTAGTTATACAGTCGTCCAAAATAATCAAGTCTGCGCGAGCGCCGTAAATCTGACCACCCATACCTAGTGCTTGAATGGTTGGGTCTTTTTCAGATGAGTTACGCGCATCACCCCCAAGATAGACGGTATCGGTACGCCAAGTATCTGCGTCCTGTTTCCAGCCGCCCTCTGGACCATAAGCGGTCTGTAGTTTTAGCCAGCGTGGATGGGACAATCGTTGCTTGATAGCGTATACGAACTCGCGTGCCTTAGTAATCGTCTTTGATACCACAATGATGCGGATGTTAGGATTGAGGGCAATGCGGTAAGTTGGATAGTTCACCGTAATCACAGTGGACTTAGCGTGCTCAGGGGGCACGTTGATTAGGAGACGGTTTCTCTCCCCAGGTTCATATATAATATTTTCGTGATTCCATGATGGTTCGCGTCCCTCCAGAAGGTCAATCCAGTTCTGGTGGTGCGGGAATACGGTTTGGTCAAAAAACATCTTGGAGAACTCCGCAAAGGGGATAGACTCCTTTTGGACACCGAGGGCATCAAAGGATTGTTTACTTCCCTCTTCTTTTGCCTCTTCCAGCGCCGCCGCAAATAGTGGGTCTCGGACCATCCACTGACGGATGGTATCTGGCTTTCTGCCTATGGCAATCATAGCCGCTTGAGGGGAGACGCCCACCCTCACCTTTTCAAGTACTTGCTCTTTGGCTTGAGCCACACCCTTTGCTAAATGGTGGTCATCACCTGATTTAAAGCCTGACATTTATAGTCCCCTAAAACTTGACGCCCCAGCAATTTGGCATATGCCATGGATTGTTCTGGGGCTATTAAAAATAAACAGACTACACCCGCCGTATAGAAGTATATCTGTACAACAGTCTGTCACAGTATGAGGAAGGCTATAAAAAGACTTCCGAATATAATCTACTGTACATATATACTTAATCCGTTCAAACTGCTAAAACGAACATTTTACTACAAACTATTTATAAAACAGCAGGTCAGAGACTATACTGGGTCACTATATACAGAAATATTTATAGTCAGAGTTACCTACATAGATAGGCGAACAGATTAAAACAGTAGGGGTCAAGCCCCTACATGTTCTAATCTGAACAGACTGTCACTACTAGGCGTAGTCTGCCTAGAGATACTGTCTGTCGGGCTGTCGCCCAATATATAGATTTCTACTGACAGGGGAGCCTGTCTGTATTTATCTATACTACTGATGCCGAACGGGTTCTTCATTCGGCTTCTTATGAACAGCGTCTGCAAGCAGTTCTGTTCAGCCTCGGCGTCTGCGCCTCACAATGTCGGGCGTCTGCACGCTACGCTAAGCAGGTCCCTCCTTGTTCGTCAGCAGGTCCTCGGTCCGCTGGAATGCGGAAAGAAGCCTCATTCATAACCAAGCAGTTCTTTGCTGTCCTTGCAAGCAAGGAGCAAAGCGTCTGCCGTTCTGTCACGTTAGATTCAATGTTCCATTGAAACCTGCGGTGCCTAATTGGGATTGCATCCCAAACCCGCAGTCTGCCGATGGTGTAAACCCTCAGCAGTTCTACCGTAGCGACTGGTCGGAACGAAGGCTGTCCGCCCGCGCAAGCGCGGTCTCGCCTGTCGCAATCGGAGACATAGCCTGTTGGTCTATTGTCTCCTCATGCTGACATGCACTCAGCCCTCATCTCTCGCCAGCCTGTCGAGCGTGTCAAAGCCACGCTGCGCCATGCTCAGGCTCGTCCTCCTACGGTGCTCCCATCATACTCCGTTGTCAAATCATTCCCTGCTCTGCCTATTCAGCAGAGCAAAGCGGTCATGATTTCTCTCAGCGTGGTAAACCACGCATCTGTCGTGTCTGGAGCGCCCGCAAGCGTGCGCCTGCTCGCAGGCTCGCAGTCCATCCACGCCCCGCATCCAGCGCATATGCGCTGTCTGAGTGACTTAGGAGTATCTCTGTACGCGTATTCACATCAGGTGGATACCTCGCTAGTAAAAGGATAAACAGATGAACGAAGTAACATACACACAAGACTCACTCACAATCTCCAACGTATGTCCTGAATGTATCGCACAGGAAATGCTATGCGTTGACTGCGTAGAAACAGCAGACGCCCGCCTCACTGACTCCGTGTATGAGTCGGCGTCTGAAGGGAACCTCATGTACAAGGCTCAATGGCTTACATATGATGAGCCAAGTGGACATGACTGGGTGGCTCCAGTTACAGAACTTAACAAGCCAGCCAGACTGCTTGACGGAACTATCGTTACCGAACGACATGAGTTCAAACTCCCAATCGTACTACTACAGGACGGTGGTGAACTTGATAATCTATGGACACTTGATGACTACACACAGTCACAACGTGAGATTATCTGCCCAAGTTGCCATCTCACTACACCTAAGATGTTCAACGACTGCCAGTGCTGCGATGCACCACTGGAACATAACCTAGTATCCATATCACTAATGCAAGAAATCAGTAGGTTCGTGAACTAAAGAAGTTCCAGGTAGCCCTGTTGCCTACGGCAGGGCTACCTTCCACATATAAACTAACTACGAAACAAGGAGAAACAGATGCAAAACGAAGTAACTATCACAGGTACAATCAAGAACATCCGCACATTCACAGGTTCAAAGGGAACGTTAGTAACAGGTTGGCTTAACCAACGCACATACTCACGTCTACCAGATGGCACAGCAGACCGTGCGGTTTACGTAACAGGTATCAATATCGTAGCGTTAGATGACTCTACGGTTGGTGACTTGGTTGGTCTAGATAAGATGCGTGCAGGTAATGAGGAGACCCAGACGGTAACACTTAAGGGTCGTCTCATCACACGCTTTGACCGCCGACCAGAGGTAGCAGAGGCATCACGCCGTGCACCACAGTTGCAGTTGGAAGTGTTTGAGGTTAGCGTAAACTAAACGCTAAGGCAGGGAGGTGGGTGGTTCCCCTGAGCCACTCATCTCTCTGTTTTTTTTATTGTCAAGGGGCTTAAGGTAATCAAAAGCAACGGACAAGTCATCAACTATCAACCTACATAGCAAGGAGAGACAATGTATTTCTCAGTACTAGATATAGGTGCAATTATGATTGCACTGACAACATCAATCACACTGATACTACTGACAGCACGTGCTAACCGTGACCTGCTCAGACAAAACAGAAATCTACGAGCGCAGAACAAGCGACAAGTAGAACAATGCCGTAACTACCACAGTCCACGTCCATTCTAAGGAGAGAACAAATGACACTAACAATGACCATCAATGACCACCTAGTAGAACTGGGTACGCTAGTAGACAATAAAGAACAGTCTGTCCAACGTGTAGGCGCACGCCTAGTTGAGCAGTACTTTGCATCATCAAGTACAGAACAAGATGATGAGGTTGTAGTCAATGTCCTGTATTATCTAACAGATATACAGGTACGTGACTACGCACTAGGCTTGATAGATGTAAGCAAGGCAGATACACTTATACCTGCGCTTGCACACCTATTAGAAAAAGCACCAACAGATACAACGTACATCAACGCACCAGCGTCTATACTTGCAGGGTTATACTACGAAGTAGGTAACACAGCAGATGCATTCCTTACCCTAAGTAATGCACAACATGACTACTCGCTGGCAATCCTGTTGAACCGTGTGTTCAGGTCAGGTTGGGAGCCAGCATCATTTGCTGCAATGCGTGCAGAACTACACCCTAAAGTAACAGCAGGTATCTTTGGAGGAAATAGCAATGACTAACTATGACGTACTGTTTATGCATGACCACTTTGTATTAGTAACTACAATCATAATGGATGAGACAGATGACCAAGAAAGTATTGAACTAGCCGCACTCAAACGCTTGGCTGATGAGTACGGTGATGAGTTTATGGAAATCATCAAGTCATCCAAGCAAGTAACTATTGAGTCAGTGCCAGGTACTAGTGTACCTGTACCAGGCGACCCAGAAGATGCAGGTATTGACCGTGACTAATGATGAAGTCATGAAAATACGTGCTAGGGCTGCAAGTTATGCTCAATCATTTCTTGCTAACAAATACTATGAAGAATACAAAGAATTGTATGACGCATATCTAACTAATCGTGGTGTTAAAACACGCAGAGGTAGAGTTATGTCTGACGAAAGAGAACTAGTAAAGGAGTAATCATGGGGCTAGACATGTATCTATATGAAAAACAAACACATGAAGTAGCATACTGGCGCAAGGCTAATGCTATTCATGGTTGGATTATCAGCAACGCTGGTGCAGTAGATGACTGCACACCTATTCATCTTACAAAGATGGACATTGTTCAGTTACGAGATGACTGCCAAAAAGTAATAGATGAAGGCACTCAAGAGACAGCACTAGAACTGCTGCCCCCTGTTAGTGGATTCTTCTTCGGCAGTACAGAAGTAGATGACTGGTACTGGCAAGACATTAAAGATACACTTGAGAAACTAAATACAATCATAGATGAAACAGTAGATGATGCTCAGTTTGAGTATCAGGCTAGTTGGTAAGGAAATAATATGAGCGAACCACAATGGCTAGATGGTGATGACATTGCACTGAAGGATGAGTGTGATGTATGCAGTAACTTTATACACTCATGTGAGTGCGACAGCGGAGAACCTGACCGTATGTATGGAGACGAAGAGTAAAGGACAAGTATGCAGCAGCAAATAAAATACTATCTATCTATAAGCATGAGCCTTATGCTATCAGTTGCTTCCCTGATTGGTATCCCTATTAAGGCACATGCACTAAGTAATCAACCACCATTAGAACCAAAGAAAGAAGTAAAGTTAATCCATGTATGGAATAAGTTTACACTCAAGGCATACACTAAAGCATATATAAAAGAAACTTATCCTAAGTGGGGACGCAATGAGTGGTCAGCACTAAACAAATTATGGGGTAAAGAATCTGCATGGGACCACACAGCAGACAATCCTACCTCTAGTGCATTTGGTGTAGCACAAGTGCTTAACACAAATCCTGAGACCCCAGCCCCCCTGCAAATTGCGAAGGGGCTGGAGTATATCGTTCACCGATACGACCTGCCATCAATTGCTTGGGCGCATTGGCGTAAGAATGGTTGGTACTAATGAAAACATACTATAAAGTTACTTGCGATATACAAGTAGAAGCAAGTGATGATGACACTGCTATCTGGCTGCTACAAGATGCATGCCAGTTATATCCAGGTTTAAAGTTTAAACGCTGGATGTTCGTAGAAAAGGATGAGAGCAATGCTACAAGTTAGCGAAGAATATAATAATAAAGTTGTAGCCAAGATGAACAAACAGTCTTGGGTACAAGCAGGCACTGCGGTTAACGCAGGGTCTGCATCAGAAGCAGCACGACAGGCTGGTCTTGACTGGAATGTAATGCTTGCAGATATGGAAGCAGTTGTTTCTAATAAGGTCAATGAGTATGAGACAGTGACCGACCACTATCCTGTACCTAAACGACAGGCTGTTATTAAACTTAGCAAAGAAAACAACAATGAAGTTATTGGTGTAGTCGGTGACAAGTACAAGATTGTGCAGAACATGGAAGTATTCTCTGCACTAGATACACTGGTTGACTCAGGTGAAGCACGCTATACAGCAGCAGGTGAGTACAACAACGGTGCTAACATCTGGATGGTTATGGAATTACCTATTGGTATACAGGTAGCCAATGACCCACACGCTGCATTTTTATTAGTGCAGTCATCACATGATGGTTCATGCGCAGTTCGTATTCGCCCTATCATTGAGCGTTTATATTGCATGAATCAAATCAATCGCATCATCAAAGGCAAGCATAAGAACGCTTACACCTATGTTATGAAACACACTACAAACTCTGAGTTGTCAATGCAAGACATTCGTAACATCACTCAGTTAACTTATGATTCTATTCAACAGTATGAAACAGTAGCGGGTACGCTATTGCAACGTAAAGTTGATGACCGTCAAGTACGCAACATCTTCAAGTCTGTATGGGCATTACCATCAGAGATTGAAGAAGCACCTGACCACTTGTTATCACAAGGGCAGCGCCGTCAACGTACCATTGCACTCAATGGACGTGACTCTGCATGGAATATCTACAACCAGTCACCTACACAAGAAAACATTAGAGGCACAGCCTTTGGTGCATGGCAAGCAGTCATTGAACATGCAGACCATCATGCTTCTGGTGGCTCTGACCGCCGTGCAATCGCCACCATCAGCGGACGCAATGACCGCATCAAGGATAAAGCCCTTGATTTAATCTTGGCATAGTGAACCAGCGTAAGGTTCTTTGCATGGGGACCGAGATGCAGGTAGTTTATGCCATTGCGTGACACCATTGTAAAATGGTGGACGGAACATGGGTGGTCCCGCCATGTACGCACACGGGACACACACAAACAACGAGAGGGAAACATGAACACAATCCAAGTAACAACAACAGACGGTACTGTAAACTATACCGAAGCAGAAGTACTGCACTTTATAACAAGGTCTAAGGAACTAAACGTATATGCAGAAGACATTGACAGCAAGCGAAAAGAACTCCGTGACCTACGTAACAACGTACGTGACTTCTTCAGTGAAGGTGAATGGAGTGACGGTGAGCAGACAGTCAACAAGTCTGAAGTCAATGACTTACTCGAACGTATCGGCGCAGCAAAACTTACTACCAAGTACAACGGAACCTTTACAATCACAGGTTCATTTAGTATTGAAGTAGAAGATGAAGATGAGATTGAAGATATTATTACAGAAAATACTGAAATCTCTAACTGGTCAGCCGACATGGATGTAGACCAAATTGAAATACATGATGTAGAAGAAGACAACTAATGCAGACACCAGTGATTACTAAACAAATCTTTCAGGAAGAAGATGAGTATTTTTTGGTTGAAATACAAGCAGATGGAAAGATTTATCTTAAACGCAAACTGCATGGATGGTCAGATACATGGTCACTTCCTCTTGAAGTGTATAACCAATGAGTTCAGCCTATGTACCATACAACGGTACTGCTGGCTGGTCAGGTACGGATACATCTCAGCAGAGAGCGCTAGATAATATTTACTCTGGTCGGGAAGAAAACAACCAGCAGTTAGCGTTACGTATGTTAAAACAAGCAGGTGAATTAGGGCTAACTTGGAAAGAGTTAGCCACACAAACAGGCTGGCATCACGGTACAGCAAGTGGCGTGCTATCAGTATTACACCAGTCGGGCGCAATAGTACGCTTGTATAGTGCACGTAATAGGTGTAAAATTTATGTACACCAAAACTATAAAGAGCATGTTAAGCATGTAACGTATAAGAAACGAGAAAAACTTTGTCCGCATTGCGGGCATGACATCAATGCATAGTCGTCACCTATGCTATGATGGGGACAACCAGTGGGCGGTAGGTTTTGGCTCTCTCCTTGTCCTACCCCTGCTGGTTACTTAATCAAAGGAGAAGTATGTCGGAAGTAGAAGTACCCAGAGATAGATACGGACGACCTATGGTTGTGCCACCAAAAGGTGGCAAGCCAGTACCGTATACACGTACCACTACAGTTGCAGGTTCATTAGATGATGGCACTGCACTAGTAGCATGGAAGTTACGTATGGCAGCAGCAGGATTAACACTGCGACCCGACCTGTTGCTTGCTGCATCAGCAAATAGAGATAACAAATTAGAGATGGACAAGTTAGTTGAAGATGCGATGGAAGCAGCAGGTGCAACCAAGCAAGCAACTATTGGTACAGCCATACATACATTGACAGAAAAGCATGACAGAGGTGAAGACCTCGGTGTTATACCAGAAGATTATGTCGCAGATATACAAGCATATGCAGAAGCAACTAAGAACTTTAAAAATGTATTTATTGAGCAGTTCTGTGTACTGGACAAGTACAAGATTGCTGGCACACCTGACCGTGTTGTTGAATACAAAGGAGAGTTGTTTATCTCTGACCTAAAGACTGGTAGTATTTCCTACCCCAACAAGATTGCTATGCAGTTAGCGGTGTATGCACACGGCTTGCCGTATGACCCCGCTACGGCAACCCGTGGCGCTTGGGGTGGTGTTAATCAAGAGAAGGGAATCATTGTCCATCTGCCAGCAGGCAGTGGTAAATGTGAACTACATTTTGTTGACATCAAACAAGGATGGAAAGGCATAGAACTAGCAATGAAAGTTCGTGCGTTCAGAGATACAAAGAAAACATTAGTAGAAAAAATAAACTAAATGCTATGCACTAGTTGCATAAGCATGAACATTATCTTCTACCAATACATAACTAGAGCAACAGAGTATGTTTGCACTAGTTGTGGAGTAATCACCACTATCAAGGAGAAAAATGCATACAGAAGCACCAATCAGTATCACAGTTAAATCACCAGCAGGTTCACTCATTACAGTTCGTGCGTCTAACGCAGAAGAACTAGACCAAACCGTTGCGCTAACACTGGCATCACTTGCATCTGCAACTACAGAATTAGAAGCAGCAGTACGTGGTACAGGACAAGTCAATGCAGCAGTACCATCTAACCCAGTAGTAGGCATGCTTGCCACACAACTAGGTGCGACTGTAGTTGCAGAGACACCAGTACAAGCAGGACCACCAGCATTTGTATCTCCAGGTGCAGGCGCACGCCAGTGCCCACACGGTACAATGACACGCATCCACGGACTAACAGGTAAGTTTGGTCCATACAAAGGACACTTCTGTCCTGCCAAGCAAGGCGACCCAACCAAGTGCACGACTGTATATGTCAAAGCAGGTTCACCAGAGTTTGCTACATTCACAGCCGACCAAACAAAGGCATAAATGAAAACACTTCGCCGAAGTATCGGTAAGCCAGAGGTGGGGGGAGAACCATTACCCCCACCTTTTCAGGCTTTCCAACGTGAAGGAATTATTCTGCGCAGAGCAGAAGTCACCGTCATAGCAGGTACTCCAGGCGCAGGTAAGTCATCTATTGCATTGCATATCGCAGCAAGACTAAAACAACCAACCTTATACTTCTCTGCCGATACCAATGCACATACTATGGCAATGCGTTTGCTTGCTATGAAAGCCAAAATAACTCAGCAAGATGCTGAGTACATGATTAAAACCAAACCAGAATCAGCAGAACATTACTTACGTGAGTTCTCTGGTATGTACTGGTCATTCGAGCCATCTCCTACGCTTAAAGATTTAGATGAAGAAGTATCTGCATTTGAAACTATGTGGGGCAGAAGCCCTACACTTATAGTTGTAGACAATCTTATGGACATAGCCATTGACGGACACGAAGAGTTTGCTGGTATGCGTGCAGTTATGAAAGAGTTAAAATATTTAGCACGTGATACCAACGCAGCAGTTCTTGTTTTGCACCACACACAAGAGGGTGCGCCAGGGTATCCATGTCAACCACGTTCTGCATTGCAGGGCAAGGTTGCACAGATTCCTGCTATGGTACTAACAGTAGGGCAGATGATGCAGGGTGTAGATTCATATCTATGCGTTGCACCAGTCAAGAATAGATACGGTAAGGCTGACCCAACAGGCGCAACTTACATTACCCTATCTTTTGACCCAGCAAAGATGCACTTAGAAGATACTATTAAAGACCATACTCAACAGGAGATGCTAGTGTGAGCAGCGCAGCCAAAGCCAAAGGTTCGGGAGCCGAACGTGATGTAGTTAAGTATTTAAAAGAATGGTTCCCTTATGTAGATAGGCGATTGGCTGGTGCTACATTAGATAAAGGTGACGTATCAGGTATACCTGGAGTTACTATAGAGATAAAGAACCACGCTAAGATGGACTTAGCGGGGTGGACAGAAGAGTTGATAGTCGAGATGGCTAACGACAAAGCATGGACAGGCGTGGTGTGGCACAAACGCAAGGGTAGGGGAAGTCCTGGCGATTGGTATTGCACCATGCCTGCACATGTATGGGTAGACTTACTAAGGAGAGCACTTGGAGAAGCCAAGCATTGAGGAGTATCTCAATTATATAGGCGCCACCGTGCCTGCTATGGGCAGTGGTTGGCGCAAGATGAAGTGCCCGTTCCATGATGACAGTCATGCATCAGCAGCAGTTAACTATGACAAGAACGCTTTTGTTTGCCACGGTTGTGGTACTAAGGGCGACACGTATTCCCTTATTATGGATAGAGAGAGGTTAAATTATCGTGAGGCTGTCCAGTTCGCAGCGTCAGTTCTTACTTCAGGCAACTCAGAGGTACGCCAGCAAGATAGAACTCGCACAAGATTATCTGTTAAGCCGTCAACTCTCGGTAGAAGAGGCAAAAGTATTTCACTTGGGAGTGGTAGAAGACCCTCTTCCAGGGCATGAGGCGTACAAAGGACGCCTTGCTATTCCTTACATTACGCCATCAGGCGTAGTTGATATTAGATTTCGTGATTTAACTGGCACACATGATGCCAAGTACATGGGATTAGTTGGTGCTAAAACTACTATGTTTAATACACAGGCTTGCTTTGCCGCAGACAAATACATCTGCGTCACTGAAGGTGAGTTTGATTGTATTATGATGTCAGTTAAAACCATACACCCAACCATTGGTATTCCTGGGGCTAATAACTGGAAACCCCACTATGCCAAAATACTAGATGACTTTGATGTAGTCATTGTTCTTGCAGATGGTGACTCAGCAGGACTAGAATTTGGCAAGAAGATTAGTAGAGAATTAGGTAATGTAAACATTATCTCTATGCCAGATGGCGAAGACGTAAACAGCATGATGATAAAGATGGGAAGTGATTGGCTTGACGGACGAATCAAAGAATGTGTTACCCCTGGACAGTAAGTTCTGGGACTTTGCCAGAACAAGTGAGTACAGTATTGGCATACCAGTATCAGACAAAAAGTTATTAAACATTGTAGGTGCGCTTGAAGATATATACCACACCATAGATACAGACCCAGCAGAATCAAAAGAATGTTTGATTATGTTAGGGGCTATCTTTGTAGCCTCTAGTATGGGCAAAGCAGATGAAGTATGGGAAGAGTTTGCAGTACGTGAATCAATGCAGTCATTTGACCAAGACCTTAAGGAGATATTAAATGAAAAACCTTGAAGATGCTAAAGCAATTACATTAGAATTGCTTACTATTCTTTATAAAAAGCATGAGGATTACGGTCCAATGAATATAGCAGGTGCGCCAGGTGGCGCTATGAACGGGCTGCGTGTACGTATGTATGACAAGTTGGCACGACTATCCCACCTGGGAGATAACGACACGCCGAACTACGAAAGTGTTGAAGATACACTGATTGACCTTGCAAACTATGCCATAATTGGATTGCTTGTCCAGCGTGGGCAGTGGGAGGGAATCCCTAGCAATGGAGAATAGATGTGAAACGAGTAGTCGTATTAAGCGATTTACAAATACCGTATCAAGCGGATAAGATTGTAGACGCCACACTAGATTTTATCCAAGACTATAAACCAGACGAACTCTGGTGTGTAGGAGACGAACTAGATGCACCCGAACCTAGTCGTTGGAACAAAGGCATGGCAGGAGAATATGCAGAAACGTTACAAGATAGCATTGATTTAACGCACGACATAATGGCTCGTTACCGTAAGGCTCTAGGTAACAAGCCATTTTACATTCAACGAAGTAATCATACTGACCGCATTGATACATACATGCGTAAGTATGCGCCAGCATTTATGTCACTCAAGTCTTTAGAAGTTGAAGAACTATTAGGCTATGGCAAGTTAAAGATTAATTACTTACATAAGATGCATGAACTATTACCTGGTTGGGTAATGGCACACGGAGATGAAGGCGCACTCAATCGTGCACCAGGGGCTACCGCTTTAAACTTAGCCAAACGTTTAGGTAAGTCTGTAGTGTGTGGACACACGCACCGTGTGGGTTTGCAACATGAAACCACTGGCTTTTATGGCAAAACTAATACGTTATACGGATTAGAAGTCGGGCATATGATGGACATCAAGCAGGCTAGTTACCTTACATCAGGCAGTGCTAACTGGCAACACGGCATTGGTATCTTAGTAGAACACAATCGTAAAGTCACACCATTTGCAGTACCCATTGTTAATGGTGAGGTAATTATTCCCTAATGAATTACATTGAAGAGTACAACGATTTAGTACAGACACTTGCCGCAGAATATGCAAGGCGTTACACAATGGTGGAACGTGATGACATAGGGCAGGAGTTGTGGGTGTGGTTCGTAGGGCATCCGCGTAAGTACAAAGAGTGGTCAGCATTAGAACAAAAAGACAGAGACAAGTTGATAGCAAAGTCTCTGCGTAATGCAGCCCTTAAGTTCTGCGAAAAAGAAAAAGCCAAAAAAGTTGGGTACGATATGTCCGAATTGTATTACTATGACGTATCAGTAGTAGAGGCTTTTCTTCCTACAATCATTGCAGAATCATATGAAATGCCATCTAAGATTAAAGACTTAGGTAATTCCGTAAAGGCTAACGAAGTTAGTGATGGCATGAACTGGTTAATACTGCGTTCAGATATTGCAACTGCATACTACAAATTATCTGAAGCCAAACAAAACATCTTACGCTTACGCTTTAGTATGGAACAACCTGACTGGGCAACACTGGCTAAGGAGATGGACAGCACAGCAGATGGTGCACGCATGAAAGTACAGCGTGCTCTTAACTCACTAGTAAAACATTTAGGTGGATGGAGACCATACAATGACGAAGACATCAAAGAAGAAACAACCGAACATACCGAACAGAGTACAAGTAGCGCCCAAGCCAAATGATAAAATCATTGTATGTTGGTGCGATAATGGACTTACTGATGGAAAGTTTACCGAAGGTTTGGTTTACAGTATCCTCTCTTCAGGTCTGCCTATTGCTTCAGCCATGCGAGTACAGGGAAATCAAATCGGACGACAGCGCCAGAATGCGCTGGAGTTTTGGTATGACCAGACAGACTTTGACTGGATACTCTGGGTAGATAGCGACATTGTTCTTACCAATGAAGCACTACATAAGGTGTGGTCTGCTGCTCATGCTACCGAAAGACCAGTTGTAACTGGTACTTACTTCATTTCCAAAGAAAACGAACGCGCTTTAATGGCTCCATATGCTGCTATATTTAATTGGGTTGAAGGTGATGATTATAAAATTTCATACATCCATCCATTACCTAAAGACATTGTGCTTAAGGTAGGTTCAGCAGGGTTTGGCTTTGTTCTTATGCACCGTAACGCAGTTAAAAAGATGCGAGAAGTACATGGTTCTATTCCATACTTTAATGAAACAGGAGTTGGTGAGCAGTTTGTATCAGAAGATATTAACTTCTTCCGCCTTATGGGTAAAGCAGGAGTTCCACTTTATTCTCATACAGGAGCAACTGTTCAACACATGAAACGTTTTTCTCTTGATGTAAATTATTATAAGTTCTTCTGGGAAAACAGTGAACGACCTTAGAGGAGAGCCAGCCTTTGCTTGCATATGTGGTTGTCTTATGTTTGAGATAACTGTTATGTGGGATATGGAATCAAGAGAAATAAGTTGGTACGACCTTGCTCAAAAATGTAAAGAATGCGGAACAATTACAACCGCACCTACGCCTATGGATTGGATGGATTGTGAGTAATGCCTAGATACGATTTTAAATGTAACCTATGTACCACCGTTGTAGAAACAACTGAAAACATACCTCCAATGTGTGAGGTTTGCAGTGAGACCATGACCCGTGTATGGTCTGCTGTAGCCGTTAAGTTTAACGGCAGTGGATTCTATTCAACAGGGGGATAATGTACACATTTAGAGAAGAGGCTAACTGTGCAGACACAGACTCAGAGGCTTTCTTTACAGAACCAGGTTCAAGTACTTATCCAAGTATTACTTTATTAAAAAGAATATGCGGCAACTGCAAAGTAGTGGACCAGTGTTTAGACTATGCACTTAAACATGACGTGCTAGGATATTGGGGCAACACTACAGAGTTTCATCGCAAGAAATTACGCAAACAACTTAATATAGTTCCACGTCAATTACACTTAGATTACAATTAGGAGACACATGACAATACTAGATACAGCAATAGCAGTATTTATTGGTATAACAGTAAGAGACATTTTGCAACAAGGATATTTTGAATTGCGTTATCGTTTTCGTAAGAAGCGACCTAATCAATATCAATTTATTTTAGATGAATTAGAAGAAGAAAAAGAATAAAAAAAGACCCCCGCCTGGTAGGTTAAAGTACCAGAGCGGGGGCTTCTTAAGTTTAAGTGTTACTTCTTTGAGTTCTTTCCAAACTCTGTAGCCTTAGGGTCAAGAGCCTTCCAGAGTGGGGCAATAAAGGCTGATACAAAAGCATAAGCCAATACTTTAGGGTCTGTAATACCACCAGCATACATAGCAAGTACTGAAGGTACTGCTGCACGTGCATATGTAACTACAACTGCAAGTACTTTATCCTTGTTCATTTGTTCTCCTTCTTTTTAGGTAAAGGCTTAGGTAAGTTAGCCTTTACTTTATTCAGTGTGTTTGGTGTGCCTAACCATAAAAACCAGGGAGAAGTATCGTTACCGCAAGCATCATTAATAGAAATATGTAGATGCTTATTGTGAGCGTTACTCCCAGTGTATTTTCGGTTTCCTTCTTTAGCCTTTTCTTTAGACCATATCTTGCCTTGAAAGATAAGATACTTAACACGCTTATCGTCTTTAAACTTTTCAAAAATTTCAACACAGTCAATTCCATTCTCAGGGTCATGCGTTAAATCAACTGCATAACCTGTATTGTGGTCAGAGTCAGGGCTTTGTTTAATATGTGCAGCCGAAGGAAGCAATCCATCCGAGGCTTTCTTGCGCTTGGGCTTCAGTGCTGTTGCCTGTCGTAGCACGGATATGGCAGCAGGTGTCGCTGTCTTTACTAATTTCATTCCCAATCCACATCCTCGTCATCTTCCCACTCACTAGGGTCTATATTAGGTGTTGGTAATCCCCAACCTGGGTCAGGTACTATAGGTGTAAAGCCCACATTAGTTCCTTTCGCAAAGAATTTTATATATATCGTCAACTCTTTTTTCTAATCTAGTCACTTGGTCTTTTACACTGCTGCCAGAATTTGGTTTAAGTTCGGCTAATGTTTCTTTAATGTGGTGTTTAAACCACCAACGAAACCAAGCACCTGCTGTAATGATTACAAATAAATAACCACTTATAGCAGTAGCCAACATAGAAGCATTGTTTAAATCAAATGACATTGCACGTTATACCGTTCTAATAGTAAGCATAATGATTCCACCATAACCAGTAAATCTTTTATCTGGTGGTGTTGTATCAGTAAACTTAACTTCTTCAATAAGACACTGACGGATTTCGCCAGTGCGGAAGTCTTGAAATGTAACAACATCTCCACCTGACTCAGCGTTTTCTAACGCTGCTAGGCGTTCAATTGCACGTCCTTCATATCCCAATGTAGAGTTATATTTATCCGTTTCGGTATCGTAGTTAAACAATGGAACACTAATGATGCGAGTACGTGGCGTAGCAGGTACTGCTTTAAGTTGATAACCTTTAAATGTAGGACCTTTAGTGTTATCGGTTGCATCTCTATACAATCTAAAGCGCAAACCCATAGCGTCTTGCGCTCCTGCTGGCTGTGAAATAACAACTTCTGGATTACCAATAACCGCATCATAAGAAACACTGTCATAAATATTATTGTTTATATCTATAGTTTGAATAGACATAGAACCAAATGTAAATGAGCCTTGACCAACAACACGTTTAAAATTCTTAGGTTCTAATGTGTTATAGCGGATAAGACCTGTTTGCACATAGCCATCTGAACGCATTTGAGTAGCATGTTCTAAGTACATATTACCAGTGTGCTTAACAAGCGCAGTAGATGAAGTAACAGCCTGAGATGTAACAGTAGCAGTAGAGGCAGTAGTAAACGTCATAGAGGTAGTACTAGGCACAGTAGAAATAACATAGCCAGATGTATTGCCAGAATTAATAGCAGCATCAACGCCTTCTACCCATATGGTATCGCCTTGTGCTAAACCGTGAGCAGTTGCAGTTGTAAGAGATACAACTCCACCACTTAATGCTTTGTTAACTACAGTTCCACCAGCAATTTCTGATGCTGTGCAAAACGCAAGTTGTGGAGTGTTACCAAAAAAGGCTACGGCTGTAGTTATATTGTGTTTTTGTGTGTCATAAAACAAATCATTTGCATAAGCAAAACGTAATGGTTCAATTTCATTACTTAAATCAATGCGAATAAGACCAGGTTCAATAGTGCTTACACCAGTAGCGCACCATACAAAACGGTCACGTGCTGCAAAATCATAGCAACCATGCTCTAGTTCTACAATAAGTGGACCATAAGTTAACGAACCGTCTGCTTTAATTTCAGCCACACGGACGCCTTTATTAGTACCAATCATCATGTATCCAAGATATTCGTATATCTTATTAACAACTTCGCCAACAGGTAGTTCGGCTGCTGTAATAGCAGATGTAAGAACAGGCATAGTGCCGTTAGTATCTAATGAAAACCTAAAAATAGAAGACTTAATGCCTTCATATCCAGCAATATAAATTGCTGTACCAGATTCAGTAATACTACTAAACACAAAACTAGTAGATGGATGTGTGTATACGCGAGTGCTATCATTAAAATTATTTGCACTAGTAGGCATTTCATAAATAATATTATTATAAGCAAATACAAGACGTTGTTTAACATAATCAATTACTGCGTTGGTAACAGTAGTAGCAGATGTAGCAATAACAGTAGAGGTAGCAGCACTAGAAGCGCTAAGCAATTTTTTATTAATTTCTAATTTATTTGTACTAGAGTCATTTGTAATCCAGTATGCAAACTTGCCATCATCACAAAGTGAATAAACTTTATCTTGTCCAGCAGCCTGGTTTACCCAATGTTCTACTGTGCCGCTTACGCTAACACGGTCAATGTCATAGCCATCATGTAGTAACACACCATTGGTTCCGTTATATACAATAGAACGTAAGTGTTGTCCTACACGACCATTAGTATTAATTTCGTGTGTAGTAATGTGTCCTTGTGTAGTGTCATGCAACAGCGTTACTTGTCCCTGTGTCCAAATGTCTACACCATATGACTCTTTAATACGGTATGAGTTAGATGCAATTGTAGTTGAGTATGGGTTAGCAAGCGGGTCATAAAACAAAATCCCCTCTCCAGCATGGAAAGAGGATTGACTGCGTAGCCACCACGTAGAAAGCGACTGCTCTCCAGGGTCTCGCTGTGAATCAAACTGTTGTTTACGAAACGGTGATGTAGCCCTTTGATAAGGACGCTCATCAGATATAGCAGTAAGAAAAGGAATACCAGCAATAGCACAATCGTATGAGTCGCCTGTGTTTTGCCACGTATTAGTTGTAGCAATTCCTAAGTCAACAGCAATGGCTCGCGTTGCACGACCTTCGGTTATGTCTCTTGCCACTATATCTCCTTAGATAAACTCATTTGATTCTATAAAATCTACACCAGCAAGCCCATCATATTGATGTTCTTTACTACAGTCTTCACATTGTTTACACATAATTTTAGTGAGCAGTTTAAACCCATGCTCAGGGGTACAGATTATTCTGTAGGTAATTCAATCCATTGCTGACTTGGCTCTGACCAGTAGTATGGCTTGCCGTCAGTTGGATATGGTGTTGGTGCTTCGTAAATATATTTAGTTGTGTTTAGTGTCCAAGATGGAAAAATATGTGGAGGAATAAATGCTCCATGTGTTCCAACATTAGGTTCAAACTTGTATCCAATACCAGCAAAATTATATCTAAATGGTGTTCCGCCGTTTAGATGTTCATTAGCATAGGTATTGTAAGAAGTTCTTTTTCCACCGTAGTATTGTTCCCAGTCAATA